CCAGGTGCCCGCGCTCTGATCGCAGCAAAACCCAATCCAGTATTCGCTTCCCTTGTCCACGGCGATCGAGGGCGGCGTGCTGTCGGTGCCGGTGAACAGGAACGTGTTGACGCCCGTCACCGGGCTGGTCTCGGGAACCGCCGATCCGAGCACTTCACCCAGACCAGCCGAGTATACCGAGCATTTCATGTGGCCGGCGAAACCGGCGCCGAGCGAAACGGTAATGCGGGTGACCCGGCCGCTGGAGGTGGGCACGAAAGCAGTATAGCGGGCATTGTCGCGCACGATCGGATCGGTGCCGGTGATGGCGGTGACGGGACTGAGCGTGCCGCTCTGGACGATGGGGCCGAAGGTATTGTCGGCCAGGGTGATCTTCCAGCCGTTCGCCGAGCTATCGACAATCACCATATCGAGGCCGTTATCGACCATGCTGACCGGCGTCGTCAGGCCCGGCGTGATATCGCCGAGATGCGTGCCCGCCCAGGTCGTGGGGTCTACCAGATACACGCCGGAGCCAGAAACACAGTAAATGCCGCCCGTGGCGGCCTGCCGGATGCCCCGAATGGGGCCGGGACCGATGGTGTTAAGCAGTCGCGTTCCCGGCGTGGGGTAGTGTCCCGCCGGCATTGGCTCGCCCTGTGCCTGCGGGAGGGGTTCAATGTAGAGATTTCGGCATGTCTGCGCCGCCGCGACGACGCTGCGCGCCATATACGCCCCACCAGTAAGGGCCTGTCTCATCCTTCCAGCTTCGCCACTCTCTGGCGCAATGCTTTCAACTCGGCGAGCAAGAGCGGGACGAATTTGGAATAATCCACGCCCCATGTGTCATTCGGCTCGTCATGGGTCACGGCACCGGGAAATATCTCGTACGCTTCCTGCGCGATAACACCAACCGCCCGGCCGCCCGACTTCCAGGCGAAGTCACAGGCGTTCAACGCGTCGATGATCGGCCCGGCGTCGAAGGGCCGCGCGTCCTCTTTCAGGCGACCGTCGCTGGTCGTATTATAGGCCGTGACGCTCGCGGTCACGGAGATGGAACCGACCGCGCCGCCGGCATAGAGAAAGTTAACGGCGGCGCCCGTGGTGCCAATTCTGTTGACACTGACCGGAACAATCGTGTTTTCGAAAACCGCGCCGTTGGTCACGTCAAGGCTCATGCCGGCGACGTTGACAATCCCCTGATTGCCGCCGTGCGCTATCACGATGTTGCCCGGTGTGACCCTGCCGGCGAACGTCGCGCCCTGACCCGACAACTGGCCGGAAATCGCCAGCGTGTTATTGACACCGACCGCGCCCTGGAACGTCGCCGCCTGAGCTGTGATCGCGCCAGTAAACGTCGCTAAGTTATCCACTTCCAACGGGCCGTGGAACGTCCCGGCCTGAGCCGCCAGATCACTGGAGAATGTCGCGGATGTGCCGGTCAACGGGCCGGCGAACGTCGCGGAGTTAGCGGCCAACGGGCCGGAAAGCGTCAGCGTGTTGTTAATGCCCACGGCGCCCTCGAACGTCGCCGCCTCAGCGACCATCGCACCAGTGAACGTCGCCGCGTTGTCAACCAACAGCGGGCCATGGAAAGTCCCGGCCTGGGCTGTCAGATCACTGGAGAACGTCGCCGTGGTTCCGACTATTGGGCCGCCAATCTCCAACCGCGCCGCGAATGCCGCGTTGAGGTCGTCGGCGTAAAGCACATCCCCGTCCTGCCACGGATAGCCCGAGGGGCTGGTGGTGAGGCTGCCGACCAGCGGAGGAATGCTTGCCATCGTGGCCATTGGTGCCCGGCTCATGTCATGTCCTCCATCAACTCAGCACCGAACCGCCGCCCGTAACCCAGGCCTGGTTGAGGCCGCGCCCGGACCAACTCGACACGTCGCCCCGGTGATGCGTGAGCGCCGGGGGCATGCCGAGGAGGGGTATCTGGCTGTTGGCCAGTCTGATCGTCTCCAGCGCGGCCCTGGCCTGGCCGGCGAGGAACGGCGAGACCTGTCCGCCTGAAGCGATGACAATCCGGCACGCCAGATTGCTAACGATAGCATCAGTGTATTCCGGCGGCAGGTCGAGCGTGTTGTCCAGCGCGTCGTAGTCCGGCAGCGATGCCTTGACCAACAGGTGCATCTCGTAAAGACCGGCCGGCGCGACCGGGTAGAAATACACCCGCGCCTGGGGCCATCCGCTATCGTAGAACACCGCTGAGGGGATGCTCTTGAGGTCTTTGATGGTGATATGCGACCAGTCTTCCTTCGCCTCGATGATGGACAATGGAATGTCGACCATGTTCGGCGTACGCGGGGAGGCGGCGGCGCCGAGGGGAAACGGCAGTTCCTCCGCCAGCACCGCGCCACCTTCACCGAACGAACCGGGGCCGATCGTCACCCAGGCGGCGTGAATCTTGTCCGGTCGCGCGACATTGATATCGAGGCCCCGACCGATCGTGTAGAAGTTCGCTCCGGTGGATACGACACTCGTCTCGACCTCATTCCACACCAGCCACCGTTTGCGCTGCCACTGGCCCAGCATCATCATCAGCATGCCGAACGCATCGTAAACGTCCTTACTGTTGTCCGCGACACTTTGCTGATCGTTGATACGTCCCGCCATACGCAACGCCATGAAGACGGCCTGCTCGACGGTCTCCACGAGCGCGGGCAGGAACGGCGCTACCTGCTGCTGATTGATCGCGGAGAACGCCTTGAGCGCCGAGACGGCCAGTTGCACGTCGAGCGGAACCGGCGGCAGCGAGTAGATCTGCCGCAACCGCACCGCCATGGTCGTAAGCAAAACGTGCTCGTAAGGCGTCCAATACGGGACGTCCGTCGTGAGGTTGGGAAACGTCGGGACCGATGTTCGATTGGCCTGGACGAGGCGTTCAAGGTTCCATTCGTTGATCATCGCGTTAAGGATTTTGAAGCTGTCGTTAACGTCATCCGGCATCGGTGTTTGGCCGATTCCGTTCACGCCGGAATTTCTGAGACTTAAAAAGATGATGTCGTTCGCGATGGTCAAAGGAAGTCCTCCATCAGCGGCTCACCAGCAACACGAGCACCGCCGCGATGATGACCACGGCCACCACGGCGGTGACGCCCCATGCCCATCCGATCAGGCCGACAGAATCGAGAACCACACGCCCACGTCCGGCGAGACGAACTGGGCTTTACCGGCTGCCGCGAGGCTGATTCCCGTGGCCGCCGCCACACCGTTGATCAGGTCGTTCGTCCCCGGTGCCGCGAACACCTGAGTGGCCGCCGCCCCGGAGTTGATCAGCGTGACCTCCTGGCCGCCGGTAGCGGGCGGCAAAGAGACGCTGTCGGCGGCGGTCGCACACACAGTCACGCGATTGAACGCCGCGTAGAGGGGACGAGCGGCGGCCCGCGTGCCTCCCGCCGTCGCCGTGATGTTGTTCTGAAACGACGAGATGCCCGTGGGGTCGAACAGTTGCGGGCCGCGATCGTATGCCATGGTGTCGGTCTCCTACTCGATGTGTTTCCAGGTCTTGCGTTTACGAACATCGCAAGCCGTGGTGGCGGTAATCCCGTATTGGGCGGCAATGTCCTTGAGAGGCCCTTGCCATGCTCTGATCGCGCGGACCTTCTTTTCATTCAGTTTGGCCATTCCATGTTCGGGGCCACGTAACGCACGCTTCCTGGCGCGGCCTTTCTCATGCATATCGCGAACGTTATCTGCCTGAGTCCCCAGAAACAAATGTTCAGGGTTAACGCATTGCGGATTATCACATTTGTGCAACACGTTCTTCCCGCCTGGAATACTGCCGTAGTGGACCAAATAGGCAAGGCGATGAGCGAGCATGGGCCTGTCGTCTACGTCTATTCGGCCATACCCGTTCGGATCACGATAACCAACCCAATCCCAGCATCCTGGCTTCTTTCTGGTATAGACATCGAATCGTTGTCGAAGAGTCAGACCGTGATACTGTTTCTGGATCACCTTCGTAGGATCACCATGGCGTTTAAAAGCCATGTAGTGTTTGAAACAGAAGCCCAACCCCCGACATGTCTCCCCACAGTACGCGACCGAACAAACCAAAACCGGCTTAGCCATGTGAGCCACCCTTCCTGAAAATGCTTCTTGCATCTTAGAATGAGTGGTTATATGGTGCAACTAGTTGGCCGCCAACCGAACGGCCAACTGCGGCCTTAAAGCAGTCGCGCCCCATAAGACATCGATACGGATCGGCATTGTGTCATCTGAGATCGAGTACTGTCGTACCGCCCTCATACTGATCCCATCCTTGACGACCCTGCTCGCCATATCGACCCCGCCGGGCATCACCAGATCGGCTGTTGCGAATGTGAAAGCATCAGGAGCATAAGCGAGGCTCAACCCGGTCGCCGTGCTCGCCGTCCCCATGAACGTCAACCCCGCCGTCGCGTTGGCCACGGGGATGGCGACGTTCTGCGATGGGGAGCCGACCAGGGCGTTGATGGCGGGTGCGATCGCCATGTTGCCGCCGCCGCCTCCGTAGGCCGCCGTCAGCACGAACTGCTGGAGCACGCCGCTGTTGACCTTGGTCTCCGGATGTACGCGATAGACGCCGGCGATCGTGAACACGTCTCCGGCGTTGCCGGCACCCGCTCCAGTGATGACGGCGAGGGTGGCGCCGGTCACCTGATTAAGTACGATGGCCGTCGTATAAGCGGCGTTCTCGGCGCCGCGCGTCTGGGTCGTGAGGTGGGTGTTTTCGGCCCACTCGAAGCCGCCCGCCAAACCCATTACGCCGTCAGTATATTGCCGTGCAATCTGAGTAGATTGTTGAAATAATCCTTTAAGGGCGTCGACAAGGTCGACGTTGTCCTGTGTATTTATTCTAAGCTGCCACTGCTTGCTTTGCGGCGTCAGGTTGTCGAGCAGCATCTTGCGGGCGATCAGGACGTTCTTGAACGACTGCGCGACACCCGGCGTGCCGGCCTGATTCCACACAGTTGGCCACATCATCGCAATAACCGCAGCCTCTATCTGCGCCGCGAGAACGGCGATGGCGGGCTCGATGTAACGGGCCGTGAAGTCGTCAATGGACAGCGTAAGTTCGGCCGACGAGAACGAGAAATCAACGTGATACTGATTGGTGATCGGCAGGCTGACCTGGGTTTCCACCGTGTTCTGCAAGCTGAGCGCCGGGGTGGTGCTGACGGTGTATTGCACCGGCAGGCGGATACGGAGCGTGCTGCCGATCTTGGCGCCGCTGTTGGCGAAGCTGTCGTCGTATTGCCTGTTGATGCTGCCTATGAAGTTGCACTTTTGGTGCAGGATCGCGAGCGCCTTGGCCGTGATCATGTTGATGGTGAGGAGTGTATTGGTGGCGGGCATGGTGGCCTCTGTTGTTCAAACGGATTGAATGAGAGGCGTCCGCTTTCATTGGGACGCCGGTTCAGTCCGCTGTCGCAACAGAGAAGCCACGCGATCAGCCGGGATACGCACGCCACGCGGTATGTTGACCCATCCGCTACGGGTTCGGCACGTCACGCCACGCGGTGGTTGCCCGCTCCGCTGCCGGGTTAGGCGGTTAGCGCCTCGTCTGCCGATCCATCGATTGTTTCATATAGAAATCGGCAAGTTGCTGTGCCGTCGCCGTGTATTCGTTGAACTGCGGCGATGCGCGGCCCGTCACCGGGCGCACCGGAGCGGGAGCGCGTGTTACCGGGATCGGGGGCGCCGAATGACCGTTGACCGGCCGCGACGGTGCGTCCTCGATCGTGGCGGCATACTTGCCGAGGGCCATTGACCGCGCTCGTTCCGTCTGAAGGTTCGCGATGCGTTGCAGCGCGTCAGGATCGCTTGCCAGCGCCGCCGCGACCCGCACTCCCTCGTCGGCGGGCATCTCAACCAATAGCGAGGCAATCTGAGGATCGGCTCCCATCGCCATCAGATCATCGCAGCGTTGTTTCCAGTCGGCGTATTGCGCCGCGCCCTGCTGATGGAACGTCTCGGTTCTTATTTTCGCGCGCTCCTCGGCCCTTATCTCCATCCGTTCACGCTGACTACGTTGCTCCGGCGTTTCGTCCTGGGGCGCCACGTTGGCCGCTTGCCGGCGATAGAACTCCAGTTCGGCGAGTTGTTCGGCTTCACGCCGCTCGGCGGCCGCCAGCCGCGCCCGCACCTGGGCAACCCGGCGACCCTCGGTGTCACGCTCTCGGCGTTGCGCCTCCTCCTCCGTCTGCTCCGGGGCGTCCGGCTCCGGTGTGGACTCTTGCGGCGGGGGATCGGGAACGGCGGGTTGCGGCGCGCCTCCGGGATCGGGGACGACGGGGTCGGTATTGGTTTCAGACATGGGATTTACCGGGGAGCGTCAGGTGGTTGATCGTGATGAATGATCGCCGGCTGGTCGTCCTCGACCGCCCGCTTCGCCAGCGAGCCGCACAGGATGGCGAGTTTAGCTTCCAGATCGAGCACGCGATCGCGTAGCCGCTCGTTCTCGGCCAACAGCCGGGTGCGCTCGTCGACCAGTTCGGTGAGCAGTTCGGTGCCGCTCATGCCGTCGCGCCCCCTGAAGCCGGTCCTGACGGCGCCTGGCCGTTCGCCCCGTTCACGGGCACGGGTGGCTGCGCCTTACCCGCCAACGCGCCCTCAAGCTCGGCGTGGCTATGAATGTGCGGCGTGATGTCGGTCTGCTGCATGTTCTCCCAAAGTTGGCGGGCAATCATCTGAACCAACATCGGGTCAACAGATCCCAGAGCCTGGAGGCGTTTTGTTTCTGAATCATAATTCTTGATCTCGATCTCCGCGCTCTTGTCCTTGGCCTGCTCCTGGGCATGCACGAGTTGGGCTTTGAGGCTGGCGATCTCGGCGTCGGCCTTACCCAGCATGTCCTGCGCCTGCTGTTGCATCTGCTGGGCTTGCTGCGTGACCGCCATCACCTGCGGATCTGGCCCGGCCTTGTATTGCGGCGGCAAACCCCGCTTCAGCCGCTCCGCCAGTTCGTCGGCGTTGGGGAAGTCCGAGTTCGCGGCCCAGAAATCCCCGACAATCTGAAACGCCGCCGGGTTTTGTTGCATTATCTGACTGAACGCGTTGGCCGCCTCCTGCCGTTGCGTCCCGTAAGCCGGCCCAACATCGGCCTCCACGTCATAAGTCCCGACATTTGGGTTGAAAATGATGGCGGGATCGGGTTGCGCGGGGTCTTCCTGCTGTTTCTGGGCCTCGGCGGGCGAAATCGGCCCCGGCGGCGCGCCGTTCGGCTGTTGCCCGATGTATTGGTGCGCGACAGGCAGATCAGGAACGACCATCGCCTTATTTTCGGTGCCATCCTCGGCCAGCATCATCGCCACGCGCCGCGTGTCGTATATTTTCGGTATCAGATCGAGCAAAATACGACCAACCTGACGTATGCCCTTGGCCTGATTGTCCACGTAATGATAAGTCGCGACATCACTTTGTCTTTGCCGCGCATCAATGGCACGACCGCTACGCTCGTTGCCCGGCATCCCCATCTCAGCCTGATACTGACCGGTGACGGAGCGTAAATCATCCCGCGCGATCGACATGCCCTGGATGTAGGCCTGCGCCATGGTCGGCGGCTCGACCCGCGAGGGCGGCGGGATCGGATTCCCCGCCTCATCAATGCCGTTGTAGACCAAAACGGACCAGTTCTTGACGTTCGCCGTGGCCCACTGCTCCGTCCGCCCCTCGATCGCGTCGGCACGCGCCACGTAAGGCGTCTTGGTTTGTAGCGCGACCTGCTCGACAGCCGCCGAGGCCCAGTAATTGTAGATGCGTTGGGCATCGATCTGGGCGCGTGTATGCCCTTTCCGGTCCATCTCGCCCTCGATGACCGTCTCCTCGCCAATGAACGGCACGATCGGGATGTATCGGCCCAACCATTGCTCACGATCGATGATCCGGTTGCCGGCCAGCTTAAACCACTCGATCTCCGGCTCCGCCACGTCACGCGATTGAACGATCAACGCCTTGACCTGATCCCGCAACTCCGCCGGGATCTCGCTGTCGCGCACCACCGTCCCGTCCTGGAGCCGATGCAGCGTCGCGTTGTTCATGTTCCGCCGCCAATATTCCGCGATCCGCACATGGTCCTTGTCGTTCCACCCGTCGCTGTGCTCCAGCGTAGCCGGTGCGACGTTGTCCTCTTTCCCGTATTCCTCCTCGTAACGATCGCGCGGGATGTCCTCAAACACGAACGCGAAATTGGCGTTCGACTTGTCGTATTCCTTCGCGTCCGGGTCCATGTAGACCGAACGCGGATTGGGCACGCGGCGGATGAACAAGTCGAGGTCGAAGCTGTTCTCGTCAACGTAGTCCGTCTCAACCCGCACGTAGCCGATGCCGCTCTCGACCTGATGGTATGTCGCGGTGCTGTAGGCGTCGACCGCCTTGCTAACGTATTCGATGCGCCGAATGATGCCGCTGAACACCTGCGCCGCTTCGTAGCTGGCGTGCCCGCCGACAGGAGTGACCTTGATCTGGGCCTTATTCTGCCGCGCGTCGTTGATCACCTGGAGGTTGTGCTGACGCACCTGGTTGTAGGTCAGCGTCGGCCGCTCGCCACGATCAGTCATGGTGCCGGCGTTGGAATACCACTGCCAGCCGTTCTGACTGTCACCGTTGGCGAAGCGCGTATCGAACAACGCACGCGTGCGCCACGCACTTTCCCAACCAACGCAACGCTCGAACCGCGCCTTGGCCTCCTTCAGGATGTCCTCGTCGCTGTCTTTAGCGCGTGGCATCTCTCGCCTTGATCCGCTCTTCCAACCGCGCGATGCCTTCCTTGACCGTCGCGTCCGTCGCCTCCAGGCCGCGTCTGACATCACCGACCAGCACGCGGTTCTGGTCCATCGTCGCCCGCATCGCGTTCACCTCAGACCGCAGCACGTCAACGCGCCGCTCCAGGTGATGCACCGAGGCAAGCCATGTGCTGGCGGCCGCGACACCACCGAGGATCGTGCCGGCGAGGGCCACGAGCGTTGCCGCGATGCCGAGGTTCTGACGGACCCAACTGGTCGCGACCTCGACCGTTCACCGTATCCCCGGCAGGAAGATGAACAACCCCAGCAGCAGCACCGCGACGAACGCGAAGAACACGTTGCTCGACGCGAACGGCGCCATCGGCGGCAGCGGCAGGATCGTGAGCAGCCACAGGAACATGACGACCACGAACAGGATTTCAATGATCATGTGTTGCTGTCCATTAATTGACGAACCACGCGGCGGAGAAGCACATCATGCGATCCTCTTCATGTCGTGCTGTCCGTTACGAACCCATACGCCGCGAGTGCCGTCAGAAGGCTTGCCAGCGCCGCGTTGCCGCCCTTGGCGCCTGTCACGGCGGGTTTGCTACCCGGCACCGCGTGCCCCCACGCACCGAGGCCCAACGGTAGCCGCAGACCATCGGCGGCGAACGAACCCACGTCCACATTGCCGCAGTTGAAGTAAGCACCGGAGGTGGCCCCGAAGACGACGTTGAGTCGCGCCGGAGAGAGCGACAATCCATAACCGCTCAGAAATTGCAGCCCTTTCGAGAGGTCGGTTGGTCCCGATGATAACTGGTCGTTAAACGTGATCCCCCGCGTGAAAATGCTGGTGCCCGTGGTCAACAAATTGACCGGATTTCCATCGGGGCCTGGCCCCGCCACGATCAGAACCTCGACGAGATCCGCCGCCGCCCCGGTGATCCATGGATTGGTCGGGTTGTAGATCTGCGGCGCCACGATCCGCCACGCTCCGACGCCGGCCTGCACCTGAAACGGCAGCAACGCGCCGTTGACGATCTCGGAGCCGATGATTTGCCCCTGAGACGCGGGACCGAGACGGTAATGCGCGACTGACGACGCAACGTTGGAGCCACTGGCGGAACTACACGCGATCAGATTAGCCGAGCCGGACGTGTGTTGAAAGTCGTATGCGATTGAGCCGCCGCTGGAACAATTTATCAGTCCAAATTGCGTGCCGATGCTGATCTCGGTGCGGAATCCGCATGATTGCACGCTATCGACCGCCTGGGTTTCCGCCCAGCAGCGATTGAGGGTCACGCCGCCGACCGTGGACATCACGAAACCTACCTGCCAGCCCACCGACGAACAACCTTCGAACAGCCAGCCATCGGCTTTGGTCAACAAAAAGTTGGGGCCTTGTCGCGCGGTGAAGTCGCCACCGTAATAGGGTACGCAGTGCATTTTGCTGACATATCCGGCATCACCCGCGCGCATGACATAAATGCCGGTCGCGCAGTCCGCCTCAATGCTGTCGGCGTAAACCCGGCCTGTTTCACAGATGATCCCGGTATTAAATCCAACGATGAGCAGCCGATCCAGGTTCATCCCGCCCATGTTGTTGGTGATGATATGCAACGCCACGCTGTTACCGAAGCGAACATAACTATCGGCCGGAATCGGATAGACCCCGGCACCCATGGCACTGAACGTAACCGAGACATTTGGGACAACCCCGGTAACCGTCGCGTCGTAATACCCGACCGGATAACCACATGCCCGCATGCCGACAGTGATTCCGGTTGTGTCGGCGAATGGCAGCGTGTTGCCTGACGCCGTGCTGGCGGATGTCTTACGCAGTGGCGCCTCGGCCGCCCAGGCGGCGACAGCGGCATTCGCCTGCGCCGTGGTTGGCGATGCGAGCAGACCCTTCCGCAGGATCTTGAAGTTACTCAACCGGTCGCCCGACTGCACCACGATGCGACGCGACGGGTTCAGGATGAACGCGGGACCGGCAAGCAAATTGCCCGATTCCAGCCCGCCCTGTCCCGCGATCGTGATGCCCATCGGCAGGGTCAGATCCGCGCTGTCGAGGAGGAACTGGTGATCCGCGGGCAGCACGACCTCGACCCCGATGGGCAAGGTGTTCAGAAACGCCTGAATGGACGCGGTATCATCCGTCACCCCATCCCCGACCGCGCCGGACAACAGCATGTTGTAGCTGATACCCGTCGCGGAGGAAGCGGAATTGGCAATGGCGGCGTTCAACTCGCTCGCGAAGAGCGCGTCACCCTCTTTCCACGGAAAGTGTGGCCGTTCGTTCATGACGTCACCGCCTGCATCTCCGCATCGGACAAAACACGCGGCCAGTACTGAATACGGCGCAAATAGCCGGTGTGTGACTGACTGGGAATCGTCGTCTGAAACAACATCATCGGCCCGCTGAGTCCGGGATACCCATTGGTAAGCCCGGTTGATGACGCTATGGCCCCACCGTTCAAGCAGACCTTCGCCATCCCCACGGCCCACGTCGATACGCCCCGCGCGACCGTGCCGAGGGGAAACGTGTTGACCGTGGGAAGTAGTCCGGCATTTTCGAACTGGCCAACGACCGGCCCATCGGCGGTGAATAGTTGTGTCGCGGCGTCACCACTGGAAACCTGAAGGAGTCGCATGTAATTGCCGTTGTTTGGAACGGATCGAATGAACTCCATGAACCACGAACCACCCGGAGCGACATACCAGACACCGAGGGGGAGGGTCGCCAGATCCTGCGCCCGCGTGGCCGCCACGCCGGCCGTGCTTATCCACGAAGTGCCAAAGCCGCCGGCCTCGATCTGGGCGTTGGTCACCGATCCCGTCACCGTGCAAGTCAGCGTTCCGGCGGTCGGCGTGAAGGTCTGGGACACGCGTTGCCCCACGCCCGTCCCGACCAACGCACCCGTCGCCGCGCCGCTCTTGGTGATCGTCCCGGGGCCGTAGAACGACAGCGTGTAGGCCTGCGCCGTGACGACGACGCCCTGCGTGCCGAGCGTCACGCTGTTCAACAACAGATTGGTCCGCGCTTCCTCGATCAGCACCCCGCGCAACGCATGCGTCATCGGATCGTAATCCCACCGCGGCGCGTTGCTCGCCGCCGTCTGGATCGTTCCGGAGGCGTCGGTATATGTCGCGGTCGATGCGCGGGTGAACGTAACACGCGGGTCGAGCGCGCCGGGTGTCATGAAGTCGAGCGATAACGATGGCGCCCCGACCGCCGCCCAGGCGGTCCCGGTCCAGCTGAACCGGGCCACGCCCTGAAGCACGCCGTAGGGGGTTGGGACGTCGGGGCCGGCCTGCCCGGCGGGCTGCCACGCGGCCCCGTCCCAGTCGAACGCCGCGACCCCGCGCAAGGCTCCGGCCGGCGTCGACGGGGACGGCGAGCCGCCCGGCGGGGTCCACTGCGATCCCGACCAGGTATGGACCGCGACCCCATCGAGCACACCGGTCGGTGTCGCCACGCCCGGACCGGCACGACCTGACGGCGCCCACGACGGGCCTCCGGTGAACGCCGCGACGCCCTGGAGGACACCCGTGGAGGTCGCCACGGAGGGGCCAGCGCGGCCAGCGGGCTGCCAGACGGCGCCATCCCAGTTGAACGCGGCCACGCCCTGTAGCGTGCCCGTGGGGGTCGGCACGTCCCACATCGGATCAGATGGACCCGGCACGACGGGACCACCTCCGCCACCACCCGTATCCGCCGGGACGGAAACCCATTGCTCCAAGGCGATCTGAGTCACGACGGCCTGCACAGACGTTGTCGGCACCGTCGCCCAGTGCTCGACCGCCGTTTGCGTGAGCTGTAGTTGCGGATTGGTTGTCAGCCATTGTTCAAGCGCGGCCTGCGTAAGTCTGGCATCGGTCATGTCACCGTGACAGGCCCGATCTGAGCATTATTCACCGCCGCCGCCGTCCACTCCGCTCCCGTAGCGGGATCGGTGACATCCGTCCGCCACGCCCACAGCCATCCGCTCGCGGTCAATGTCAGCGTCGGCGATGCGACCGTTGTCGCGCCTGACTTAAGTTGTACCGCCGCCGTGCGACTGCCCGCGTCGCTCTTCTGCATATACGCGCGCGTCGTTACCGCCACGGTGCTGACCGGTGTCGAGGCGATGCTGGCGATGGTGTAGAAATCCTGATCACCGGGCGTGCTGTCGTAGACGTAGCTGGTGGTGGCGTCCTGCTGCGCCTCACTGACAACCATCCAGTTAGCAGCGGGAGCAAGGCTAATCGTCATGCGATAAGCAGGACTCGCCGGAGCCAGTCCAGTCGGATTATTCACCGGGAATGCCGCGTAACTTTGAGTAGCGAAGTTTATCGAACTACCCGCCGAAACTCCTTGTATGTTTCCCACGGAGGCATCGTGAACCACTCCCACCGCGTAGGTCGTTCCCGCGACCACCGCGACCGGCGGAGAGAATGTAAAGGTAATGGAGCCTCCCGCGCCAATGGTAGAGCAATCAATAGCAGCGGTTGCCGATGCCAGTAGTGTTGTGGGCGGCGGTGGCGTACCGGGGCTGGTAGCGTAAAGCGCGCACTTCGTATTGGCGGTTGTCGGGACGGTGGCGCTTTGCGTGAACGTAACGCTACCAATACCGCCGCTCATGGTTGGCGTGAAAGGCTGATATTTAGGCTGACCCAGGGTAACGGTCTGATTTGCCGCGCCGCTGAAAAACGTCTGAGGCAACGGTGTCGTCCGCGCGAACTGCGTGCTCGCATCGCTCGCGGGCATTCTGGTATAGCAACGAATGTCGCCCATCCACGCGACGGCGGACGCGTCGCTGCGCCAGAACAGGTCGTCGAGCGTCCAAACATGACCCGCGTTCGACAAAGACGCGACAGTCAGCTTGTTCGCGTAATTGTTGGCCGAAGCCCGTGTATTGAGCGATCCAAGCGTGAAATCGGCGCTGGTGTTGCCGTTCTTGCGCACCGTGATCGACCCGGCGGTATTATGGACAACCAACTCAACCTCAAAAGATGTCCACGTATTTATCGATGAAATGGCACCGGTATATAATGCCAACGTAGTCCCCGCGCTCGACGGGACGGTCCCGGCGTATAACGCCATGTCGCCGTTCCCTCTGATCGCGACACCGCACTGGTTCGTCGCTCCGTCAGCGAGTTGCAACGTGAAGCTGTTGGCGTTGGCGGTTCCGCCAAAAGAACTCACGGTGATCGCGAACACGAAATGATGCACGCCATCATTGACGGCGGAGGACTTGATAAGGTGGTTCCCGACACTGGGACCGCTTACGCTTATGGCTCTGGACCCAGCGAAACGTCCCGCGACGAGTGTCGCCGTCACGAGGCCGCTATCCCAATAGCCAGCGGTGGTATCGCCTATCGCCGCGTAGCAATCGAACGAGTCCGCGAAGGCCCAGGCGCACATTACTTTGCCTCCCTTCGCGCGGCCCACCATTGCGTTATCCGTTCGCTTTGCGCGGCCTTTTGTTCGGCGGTGTGGAAAAGGGTGAACGACACTTGCGGCGAGAGCACCATCGTATCAGGCCACGACCACCGTGTTGCTCATCGGCGCCACGGTCGAGCCGAGGGCGTTGGTGGCCGTCGTCATGCGGCGAACACCGCGACCACGGCATTCGACGCCGGCGCGACCGTCGATCCCAGCGCGTTCGTCGCGGTGACAACGCACGCGAGACCATGCCCCGCATCATCCGCCGTAACGGTATAGGTCGCGCTCGTCGCGCCACTGATCGCGACACCATCCTTTTGCCAGGCATAGGCATAAGAAGTCGGCTCACCGCGCCAGTTGCCCATGGTGCAATTGACCACGCCATCACTTTGCGAAACGAAGGGGACGTCCACGACAACCGGAGGCCCCGCCATGGCGACCACCTCGGCGAGAAGAGCCGCGATTTCCAGGCTGTGCGTGCGATCGTTGTTGAGCCAGTCCGTCGTCAGCAGCAGCAGCATCCGCGCCTGATCCTTGGTCGCGTCTCTCGGCGTCGCCGTCGCGGCTTTTGGCTCGGCCGTCGCGGTCGCGGCCGGCTTCCGGTCGTGCTCTCTCTCTTTGGTGTCGGCGTGCGGCGCGGGATGCGAGGGTGCGTTGGCCATGGTGGTTACTCCATGTGACTTTGTTATACTTGGTTATGCTTCAAGTAGAAAGTTGGCCTACTGATCAAACGGAGGTTTGCGGATGACCTGGCGGTTTGTATGAGCGGCTAACGGAGGCATCGCGGCGCTAACAATCGCTCATGAGTGCCGCACATCGAAACAAAGCATCTGGGCGTCATAGCCGATGCTGTAAACGCTGAGCACACGTGTCTGGATGCCGTTCCTGTCGCTGAAAGCGTAATTATCGATGCCATGTGGAACGGACAACTCCGCTCCAATAGCGAGGGTTCCGCCTCTTTTGTTGACGGTGGACGCGATCATTTCCGCCGCCGGCGCGATGTAGCGTCCAGAGAACTGCTCCATGGAAAGCATCAATTGCTTCGGCGGTATTTTCAGATCGACCGTTCCCTGTTGAATCGCGTCGGAAGAAACGAACCCCGTGCCAACCATTGCCTGCAAGCGCCGATTGAACTCCCGCGCGATCATCTCGGGCGTTATGATACCTTTCGGCCCATGGGTCGGGAGCGCCAAGGTCGATACGGGCATCAGCAACCCCGGCGTGGTGATGACCGCGGGCGCGGCGAACAGACCACCAAGGAAAGACCGACGCCGCATCTAAACCCCCATCCACCCCGTGCTCGTCCGCACGCCCTCGACCCACTGGCCGCGCGAGAACGACGCTCGCTGCGCCGCGACGATGTCAAGGCCAGTGTCGGGCCGCGCCTCCTTCAACCCCATCGCCAAAGTTCGAACGGCATCGCAACAATGCGAAGACCAATCATGGATCGGCGCATCCTTGAACACGCCCAGGCGGTCGTTGAAGTCGCGATGGTAGTAGACCATGCACTCGCGCAGCCGCTCGGTGCGAACACGATCCATCCAGCACCTCGGCAGCAGCATCTTCACCGCGTTGATCCCGTCATCGATATCCTGACGCGGCACTACGCGCACCTTCCGACCGTTGGCGCGTAGCAACTCCTCGCGCGTCTTGCCGGTGCCCAGTTCTCGCGCGCCGGCATCGTGAGGAAGCAGATCGGTGGTATATCGATAGGGTTTGTTATCCAGCCAATGCACATAGTGCGTCAGTGGCTCGCCCACTGCCTCATAGTAGTCGATGACATGCACCTCGCGGCCCACGAGCTGCGCGCAGACGATCGCCGTGGCATCGCCGATCCCCAGATCCCACGCTGTCCAGACAGGCACGGCCGGGTCATACGGGACACTGCAGATACGTCCATCAGCGTCAGCCGCGGCCATCTCGGCACGATAGATCGAACCACGAATGGCCGCGTCGAAGCTGACCTCGAGTTCCTGGTCATACTGATCGGCGGTTAATGTTCGCCGCATGTCGTCCAGTTCGGACTGAGGCAACAGTCCGCTCTGGGATGCCCGCAATACCATCGAGAACCATAATGGATTATCTTGGGCTTCCTTGTGGATGGCATAAAAGTCGTTGCGACCCTTCGGCGTGCCGATGAACACCGCCCAACCGTTACGGTCGGCCAGTGATGGACGGATGACCTCGGGCCACGCACGAGGATCGATGTCGCCATATTCATCGAGCACGACGCCGTCAGCGAAGGTGCCACGCAGCCGGTCATAGTTCTCAGCGCCGTACAGACGAACGCGGCTGCCATTCGGGAACAGTACCATCAGGTCGCTCTCGCGTTGCTCAACACCTGGGATGTCAGCGGTGAAGCGCTTCAGGTACGACCAGGCCGTGTCCTTGGATTGCGCGTAGGTTGGCGCCAAATAAGCAAAGCGTCCGTCAGGCTTCTTGCAGCGCAGAGCTGCGTCGATGAGATCCATCACACAGGCGACGGTCTTGCCGGCGCGGCGATGAACGACAAGACAGGCCCAACGCTGTTTGCGCGCATGGAACGCGGCAAACTGCGAACGCGCAGTATAGCCAAGCTCAATCTTTGATGGTCTCGTTGCCACTGATTTCGCCGCGATCGACGCCTGTAACGATGAGGACGGGGCCGCCATCTGGGCCGGTATGTGAAGTCACGGCGAGGTCTGGGATGGTCTTACGAAGTAGGCCGAGGGCCGCCCGAACCTGATCACTGGACATATTTATCGAATTTTTCTCATCCAAAGCGAACTTATTCAAGCGGTTAACCAACTGACTTGTCTGGATGGCATTGCGCGTTCGCTCATCCTGTTTTGGGTTTAGTCGAGTTGGCATTGCTCACGTATCACGTCTTATGGCCAGACACTCGGCTTTGACTGTCACCTCGCGCAGTTCGCCGAACATGAGGACGTGGACGCGTGCGCTGTCGCCGGTCACGCGGTGGACGACAGCGTTGATGCCATCGAGGGGGCTGCCGTTGGTTAGACTACAAGGCGTCCCTGGGCGCCATGTGTCGCTGGCTGGTGGTAACGAGCGGCGGTCTTCCTCGGTCGCCTGCAACGCTTCGACAGCGCCGCCACGGACATGGTTCGGCCGGCCGCCCGACATGCACAGTTTATGAACACCGGCTGCATAACGAGCGGCGACCCATCCCTGGTCGGGGCTAAGGGCCAGGAACAGATAGTTGGGGAACAGCGGTCGGTGGACAATGCGACGCGGGGTGCCGGCCAGCTTCGCGTAGAGCGGGAGGTATGTTTCGTAGCCAGCGCGATTGAGTGAGACCGAGGCCCAGGTTTCGCTGTTCGGGTGGGTGTGGATGACTGCCCATTGGCTCGCGGCGGCATCGCGTCCGCAGTCCGGTAGCAAGATGCTCTCGGTTTCCACGCGTGGGTTGTGTCCAGATTTTTCACCGATGGTCAAGATGGGTCAGCATTGCTGTCGCGCACAAAAAAACCGCCGGAGGCGAACCCGGCGGTCAGGGGGGAATCGGTGTAGTTAGCTGAGTTACGCTGTATCGCCCGACGTGGCGGCGGATGCAAGAGGCCACGCGGCGCCTCCTGAGGGGTCTGTGCGGCGTGGACGGCGGCTGGCGGTGACATAACCCAGGGCGGCCAGTCCGACGCCGAGGATGGCGAGGGCGGCTGGCTCGGGCGTATCCACGACGTCAGCGGTGGGAACAACCACCAGGTAGAAGCTCTCGGCGCCGTCGCTGGCACCTGACCACGCGGCATGGAAGAGCAGGCTGTCGCCCGGCTGGATCTTGCAGTCGGCCAGGACGAACGAGCCTGAGTCACGGCAACCGAGCGAGAGGTCGAAGCCGGAGATGAGGTAGTCGCCCTTGCCGTTGCCGTTGGCGGTGTCTGGCAGCGCGAGTGGCAGTCCGGTCAGGTCGAAGATGATGCGTTGCCCAGCGGGCTTGCTCAGGTCGATCAGTTGGAATGCTTCGAGCGTCTCGCCGTTGTGCGCGGTGTTGACGTCGATCACGACGCCGAAGTGGAACAGCGGATCGTTGCCGGATGCGTTGAGGAAGCTTTGCAGGAAGCTGTCTGTGTAGCCGACCGCGTTGGCTTCGAGGTCGCCCACGACCACCCCTCCGCCGCCTGGGTTGATGTTCGTGCTGAAGGTGTTGAACGACGTATCGTTTCCATGGGAGCTGAAGTCGTTATAGCCGAACAGTGCGGGTTGCTGTCCCTGATTGGTGCCGCAGATGATGCACGGGGCGGACTGCGATTGGGGCACGGGGTTGGAGAGCGTTGTGACCGTCAGCGCCGCGTGCGCGGGGATTGTGAGCTGCCCGAAATATCATGCTCCGGCGACGACGGCGGCTGCGAGCGTGCGTTTCATGGCGGTGGCCCCCTGGGTGGCGGGGATTCTTACGGGATTTTCATCGTTGGTCAAGGGATGCTGGCGTGTGGGGGAGATGGTGCGCTAGTCTCCGTTCGGTTTTGTTTGACCACCACCGACGACCACCTGAGCCGCCGCCGCGCACCCCCATGGCGGCGGTTTTTTTGTGTTTGGCTGATGCGTGCGGCCGCGAGAGCGATGCCGGCTGCCGCGAGGGTGATCACGACGGCGACCTGTAGGGCGTAGAGCAGGATCATGGGTGGTCGGTCACGTCGCGGCGTTCCTGTTCGAGGCCCTGTCGGATTCGTCTGGTTCGTTCGGACGGCGCGATTGCTTCGGCCCATTTTGCCATAGCGAGTTCGTCATCGAAATCATGGATGACGATTGGTCGGCGGCCGATGAGGGCGGCGAAGAGATCTGTTCGGGCTTCCTGTGCGAAATCTCGGTTGTCCACGGGGACATTGATCTGGTCGAGGCGCAGCCGGCCTTTCGCGCTGATGCTGGCGACGACGAAGTACCAGTGTTTGGTATCGTGTCCGGTCTCGATACCCCAGACGAGCGGCCCGATGGCGATCATGGGCGCTTTGCCGGCGCCGTGGGTGACGTGTTTGGCGATGGCGTTGGCCGCGTCCTGCCGGGTTCCGAAGTCTTGAGGTGGTTTCATTTTGGTTTCCTTTTATCCCATTTCGTCTGTGTTCCTGACAAATTCGCTTGCGCGCGAGGTATATAGGCAAAGGCGTATAAAAAAAGAAACACCGATGCCTCTCTATGCCCCGTACGCAATCCGGATTGTCAGGAAGTGTCAGGATTGTCAGGGTCGAAATCAGCCCCTGTGATAAGGGCTCGGACCATGGCGCGCCGTAGGATTTCCCTTTGAGTTCGTTCGGTAAAGAACGTGTGAACGGCGTCATTGACGAGCCATGCGTTAGGATTGAACTCTTTTTCGGGCATCAGCCATCCGCCGGCTTCGAGGGGTGAGATGAGTTTACGGATGTCCTCGGTTGCTTTGTGCCGGCAGACGCGGACGTTGGCGGTCAGGTCGGACATGACGATGCGTTGGAGGCGTTTGGTCAGGATGTATCCGGCGATGGACCTGGTGGCCTCGATGTCGCCCCCGGCTCCGCCCATTGCCGCGTAGACCCTGGCCGCGTTTGGCAGTGCGGACTGGAACACGAGGTCTCGCGCCATCCTGGCGGTTTCTCCGCTCACGTCGCCGAATGCGTTATCCCCGAGCAGATGCAGTACGAGGGAGATCCTTCCCCACAGGCCGGTGAGTTTGCCGATAAAGCCGGTGAACCTCGCGCCGAGCACGTCGGCTTGTTCCATGGCATGGGTTCGGCGTTGGACTTCCTCTCTGATCGCGTGGGCATCGCTGGAGAGATGGACGAGGCGGGTTCGTGTATCGCGCAGGAGGCGGTTGATCAGGCGATCGTAGAGTTCGGGGGTTTGGTCGGTTGGTTCGTCGGTTCCGATGGACGCCTCGGCGACGATGATCGGGGCGAAGCGTTGCCAGAGGCCGTCATCGGTGAGGTCTCGGAACTGGCGCAGCCTGTCCGGTTGTATGCCGCCGCAAATGGTGGCGAGCAGGTTCTCGATCGGCAGTGTGCCGCGCGCGACACGGTCCACGACATGGGCGCCGCCGTTGTAGGATTGGAGCCAGAAGGCGCGATCGGCCGCTCCGCCTTTTCCTGGGGCGTATTTTTCCATGGAGCCGATCCATCCGGCGAGTTCGTCGCGCACGATGCCGACGCCGCGGCTCTGTCGGACCATGATGTCCTGCATGGCCTCGATGGTGCCGTCGTGGCTGACGAGGCGGCGTGGTTGGGTCGGCTCCGGGGTGTCGTCTCGTTCCTTTTTCGGCAGTCTTTTCCATACGTTGAGTTGCTTCAGGTATTCCCTGAGTTCGACGGTCTGGATTTTGATATGTGGTCGCCAGGCGGTATCGATGATGGGTGTTTTCTTGGTTGACGGTTCGCCCACGAGCGCGACCCAGATGGCTGCCGGGACCGTCCAGCTATCGTAACGCTTCATGAGCAGGCGGATCTCGCCATGGACGGCGGCGGAAGCGGCGCTGATGGTTGCCCATGCGAGGGCGCATGGGTCGGCCCCTATGGTATTGGCGCGGGATTGGACGAATTGGGCCAGATGATCTGGTAGCATGGCGAGATCGAACCGGACGGGTCGCATGGTGTTCCAGGGGTCGAAGACGCGCGTGGTTGGTGTCCATGTTTCGGTCTCCGGCCAAGGCGGCGGCGCGATTTGTGGCGCGTCGATCTTGATGGATAGCCAGTAGTTTGGATCATCGATCGGCGGCGGCGGTTCCGGTTCCTGGGGACGGGCCGGAACGACGGACCTGCTCCAGATGCGTTCGAAGTAGCGCTCGTCGTTGGCGTGTTCCGGGCCGGCGCCGTGTGGATTGGCGAGGATGGCGGCGCGCATTTCCCCGTAGGTGAACCCCGCCGCCTTGAGCATCGAGCCGAGCGACATATCGAAGCCCGAACGAGATGTGTCGGTGAGGCCGGTGCCGATGCCGAGCCAGCGTTCGGCGAGGTATGGGCGATCGCGCAGCGCGCCCGCGAGTTTGGCGCGTAACGCTTCAGGTGCTGGCGCCGTGGCGTCTCCGATATCGTCTGACCCGGCGATGGTGGTCTCGCGTGGGCCGAACAGAGCGGCAACGGTGCGAATGGCGTCCAGTCCGATCAGGGCGACGTGTTCCCCCGCTTCGTGCCATTGCCTGCCGGTGACGGTAAAAAAGCGGTGGCTGAGGTAGATTTCAGCGGCGGGTCCGTGTGCCTCTCCGGTGCCGTTTCCATTGCCGTTCGGATAGGTTTTCTTGCGGCCGTTCATATTTGGCGGGATGGCGAACGCGGCGCGGATGGTTGGTAGTTCAGCCTGCGAGACACGGAAGAACAGCTTCAGTCCGACGCCGGATGGTGAGACCTCGGCGTATGTGTCCAGGACATCGAGGTATGGTCTGGCCCACTCGGCCAGTCGGCCGTCCACGAGGCAGCTATCCAGATCGAGGCCGACGAGGGCTTCGCCTGTGCCAAGGTCGCCCAGCACGATGCCTTCGCCGTCCCATGCTCCCTGGGTTCGTACACGGGCGGCGGCGCAAAACGCGTGGCTTCCCCAGTTGCGTGGGTCGGTGACGTCGGCGGCGGGTCCGCCTCGGACGCTGATGGGGATTTTGGTTTGTTTGCCGGCGCGGATGACGTTTTGCCAGAGTATCCAGCGGTCGAGGTCGGTCAGGTAAGGCGGGATTGTGCCGGTCATGACGGGCTGAATGTGCCGGACCCGGCTCGGGTCACCTTGGCCAGCATTCCCTGGTGGTATCCGGTCCATTCGGTCCAGAACCGTTCGCCGCACAGGCGGAGGCAAAGTCCGCGTGCTTCGCGGGTGAGAAACCCCACGTTGGCTGCCCCGAACAGACGGTGCGCGGCGAATGCGTGCTGTCGCATGTATTCATCGGCGCGGCTGAATTTGGTTCGCACGAAGACTGCTTCGAGCGGGCGGCCGGTCCACTTTTGTGGCACTTCCGCGCCGTTGGCCGCGATGACGCCGACAGCGTATTGGCTGGCCTGGAGCAGGTATTGGCCCAGCTCGGCGGCGCGGGTGGGCGCTCGCTTGACCTCGATACCCAGGATGCGGCCTTCCAACTCCATCACGAAATCGATCCGCAATGGGTCGGGTTTGCCCTTCATGGCATGGGTCCAGCAGAGCATTCGAACCTCCGAGCGAAACAGGCACCTGTCGCTCAGACGGCGTAAGTCGGCCACCAGTTCGGCGCTGATTTCGGCCTCGGACTGGAAAGTGGCGGCCTCGCTCATGACAGGCGCCTTTGGAGCCGCGCGAGGACGGCGCGGATGAGGATGCGCGCGACGGGCTCGGCGATGGGTCGGGGCTGATCGTCGGTGGGCAGTCGTAGCCATTCGGGCGGGGTGTATGTCGGGTCGGGGTCGCACTCGGGGCCGGGGGCAAAGTTGAACGGTGTGATGGCGTATGGACGTGTGGACGTATCCACGTGTTGGCGTGTGGCACGACTGGGCACGACCGGGGCGAACAGGTCCGGCCTCGTTCCGCGGGCGGTCATGACGCCGCCCAATGTTGTCGTGGTTCGCGGGCGTAACAAACAGCGCGGCAGGCGGGGCAGTATGAACTGCCCAGACGCGCGGGCTTCCGGCAATACGCATGGTTCGGCCGCTCGCTGTCGGCCCACAGCGGAAACCGGCACTGTCCGCTCAGCGGCGGCGGCGACAGGGCGGGGGTGACAATCTGGCCTGACGATATGACAGGAGAACAAACAACGGACGGCGGCGGCACGTCCGCCTGAACAGGCAGCCTTGGAGGGGCCGCGCGCGGGTATGGCGCCGGATCACCGGGGCGGTGGATCGGCGATGGCAGCACCTCGGTGATGAGGCCCAGCCTTTTGAGGCGGTTGATGCGGCCGGCGACGGAGTTCTTGCCCTTGCCCAGCAACCGCCCGATGTTCGCGGTGGAGGTGCCGAGCGCCCGTTCCGCGATAATAATGTCATCGTCTGGCTGGACCGGCATCACGGCATTCTCCAGGCCAATCCCGGCCGTTTCGGATGCGCCGTGACCGTCCGTGTTCGTGCCGCGCGTCGTGCGCCGACCGGCGGACGCACGTTGATCATTTCGGGCAACATCCAAAGTGCCACCATCACGTCGTCGCGCACCATCGGCGTCACCATCAACTGATGCAGATTGCCGTCATTGCTGATCACCCCGACGTGCTGGAGGAGGTCGAGCGCGGCTTTGACCCAGTTGTCGCTGTCGCGCCGGGAGACAGGCACCGAGAGTTGACAGTTGAAACGGCAATCCACCATTGGCACACCGACCATCTGGCGGCGCACTTCCCAGCCGGCGATATGCAGCCACGTCGTATATTCGGGGGATCTGACCCGTGGCTTGCCGGGAGCGCGTATCCACAGCGCGTTCGTGCTGGGGCCTGGTGGCATGGTCAGCACGCGATCGGGCGGCGCGTCGGACCAGTGCCCGCTCACCGTTCGCCCTCGCGTTTAACCCACCAGAAGCCCGAGGGGGTGACGACGGTCACCGTGCGGGGCCACTGTGGGGGCACCCAGTCGGCGGCGTGATAGTGTTGCAATGCCCGGCAGGTGTGTATCGTCAGGCCGGTGCGCTCCGCGATCTGGCGCCAGCGCAGGCCATCGTGGCGCAGCGCGGCGATGAGGCGGCCGGTCTCGCGGCGGTAGCGTTCAGTCGTCACTGTCACCGCGCGATCGGCCGGCTCGCTCATGTGGTTCCCTCCCGTTGGTTATCGCGGCTTCAGTTCTTTCGCGGCCTCCGCCAGGGCGGCGCGGTAACGCCCGAGTTCGTTGCTGACCGAGGCGCGGCACCACCAGAACGTGATCCAGCCGAGGCGTAGTTCGGACTGCTCAATCCGCACGCCGCGCCAGGCGGTGGAAAACTCCGCGGCGAATGTCATCCGTTGCCACGGGCCGCCCTTCGTTCAGCGACGAGACGATTTACTTCGTCGGCGAGTTCGGACACTTCCGCCATTAGTTCAATCAACTTGTGCGCGGGCGGGGAATGCACGCCGTAGAGGTAATTCTGCGCGACGCGGCGGTCGATGCCGATGCGGCGGGCGAGAAACTTATCGGCGCAGCGCGTCCATTGAAAATGCCGGCGCAGGACAGCGGAAAAGCGAAGAGCGCAATCCTCGGCTGTGATGAAGTTATACATTTCTAGGCGACCTTTCACGCTGGTGTTATCCACAGACGTACGCGCATCAGGCGGCTTCGTCCTTCCTGGGGCCAAATTGCGTGACTGTTTCGGTTTGCAAAGCATCCGCGTGTCCGAGGAGCGTTCCCGCGGCGCTCCGCATCCGATCTATGTTGAACCAGCGATCATCCTCGCTCAGATGATCGCGCAATACATATTCTGGCTCTTGCTCCGGGTGCGTCCGTCGCGGGTAGCGATCTTGCAGATCATCATCAAACAAGCCGGGGATAGCGGCACCAGATCGCGCAGCCGTGGCCAAAGCCCGTTCTTCCGGGAGAAAGTTTCGACGACAAAACGCGCGTGCCACCTGTCGCAGATGCAGGTTGCAACCAACCCAGCCCGTTGGATGGATGGACTTATCGAAACGGATGATTTCCATCGCGCCATTGGCGAGGAACTCGGGATTGACGGAAACCTTGAGCCTGTTGATGTCGTAGACACGCCGAATGGCCGCGACCAGTTCCAGGCTTTCGCTCATTTTCCGATCCCTTTCAGCCATGCCGCGACGCGAGGTGCCATTTCGAGGATGGTCACCCTCATGTGGTCGGATATCCCCTCGAGCATTGAGGAAGGCTCTTCATCGAGCAGCCCGTCGCGTTCGAAATCCTGCAGACGTCCCCAGAGCCAGAGCGCCTTTTTGTTACCGATAGGGCGGCCGGCTTCGGGCGGTCTGTGTTTCGCTTCGTGAGCGGCGATGATATGAGCGGTGGTCGCGAGCGCGAGAGGATTAGCAAGGCTCTCCTCGAACTCGTCCTCTGGAACGGCCGCCAATTTCTGCCACTCAGAGGACTGGTCACGGGAAATACCATAATCAGACAAAGGCTTAGGATGTGTCGGAGACCGCGACACATCCTGATGTTGATTGCTTCCTCGAGGAACCGCTTTGGGCGTTTCTCGCAACAATGCCCCAACACGACGTTCGGCTCTGATTCGGATCTCGTGAACCTGACGCTCAAGTTGCATATCGCACGCCTGCCGGGCGTAGATTTCGAGCGCCAACATTTTGTCGCGAATGTCTTTGACCTCATCGACGGCGTGGCACGCGACGATCGCGTTACGCATTTCATCGTAACGAGCGACGGTCTGACTCATGCGGCGGCCTCGGCCGTTTCTGGCGCCCGCCGTGTCAGTTGCAGAACATCTTCGATGGGAAGATTAAGAGCTTGACTGACCTGCTGGGCGCGCCACGCTGGAATCCAGCCTCGCGTCTTCCACTCGCTGATCGTGTTGTGCTTCAGGCCGAGGGACGCGCCGAACTTCGACACGCCGCCATGGTCCTTGATGAGTTTGGTAAGGGCGGGGTTCTCCATGCCCGTGATTGTCGTTTATTACGACACGTTCTGTCAACCCTCGTTGTCGTAAGCAACGACACGCGCCACGACCGCCCCTGCCATCCTCACCTTATGAGTAATCTCAAGGCAATTGGGCGTCGGATCGCGAAATTGCGCCGAGACTCAAAAATAACCCAGGTCGATTTAGCTGCTGAAATCGGCGTCTCGCGATCTGTCCTCGGGGAAATCGAGGGAGGCACCCAACCGGGCGGCCTCGGGACAATGCTGGCTCTAGCGGACCACTTTAAGGTGCCGTTCGACTGGCTTTTGTGCCGCGAGGTTCCTCCCGGCGGCCCACTGGTCGGCAAGTTCATTGATGATCCCGACACATTGGCCTGGGTTCGGTTCTGGGAGGGGCTCACCCCCGAGCAACGCCTTGTCGCCGCGAAGATGCTTGGATTCCCACCACCGACGACGGCGGCGGCGTAGGGGTTCAGCGCCAGCCAATAATTTTGTCGTGTTTGACGACATTTCCTTGTTGCAAAGCTTGTCGTAATATACGACAGTGCCTCCAGCAATCCCGCTGGAGTTTTTCCCGTGTCCCTTCATTCTTTTCCGTCTCCCTGTTTGGCCCACCGACCTGACGCCGTAACATTACGGAACAATACTGCCCGGTCAAACCACCCTGGCGGCGTCGGCCCCCTCGATCAGTCCGTCCACGCCATGCAAGCGCGCGAGGCTGCCCGGATCAACGCATTTCTCGAACGCGGCGGCCGGATTGAATTCGGGCTCGGTCCCAATGCCCGAGAGATCGAGCACGCTGTCGCCGTGGGGATATCGCTCGTGTTCGCGTTCACCGATGGGACCGAAAAGGCGTGCGGACACTTTGGGTCGATGTCGGGTGGGTATTCGTTGCGGTGGGTAGCAGCATGAGCGCGGCTGACCGCGCCGCCGCGCTGGCCCGGATCGAGGCCCTGATTCTGTGGTGTCGCTCGTATGTGGAGCCGCCGCCGCCGGATCTGCTGTACGCCGCCGCGTACGCCGTCGAGCGACTGAGACAGGAGACGCGTGATGCTCAGTGAAGAACTGCGTAATTTGTCGATCTGGCTGCGGGCGCGGCGGCAGGTCGAGATCTCCGTCATCGTCCATATGCTGGAGGAACTGGCCGAGCAGGCCGAGCGGCTGGAGGCCAACACGCGGCTGACCGGCGAGGAACTCGCGGAGCAACTGAGCATCGAAGGATTGCCGCGATGAGCGATGCACCATCAGCCTGGAAGGTTGAACAAGCCCTGTCCGCGTGGCAATCGGCTCGGGCGCGCTTGCTGACCGAAGATGCCGAGCTTGCCAATGACGAAGCCGCGCTGCAACTGCTGCTCGGCGATGCCGAAGGTGATGTTCAGGACATCCTCGCGCGCTTGCTGCGTGGCGCGGTTCACGCCGGGGCCATGGCATCAGCGGCGGCGGAGCAGATTGAGGCAATGCGCGGCCGGCAGGATCGTTACAAGCGTCGCGCCGAATCCATGCGCGCGACGGCATTCGCGATCCTCGACGTCATCGGTGAAACCAAAGTTGAACTTCCTGACCTGACCGCGAGCGTTCGGCGCGGTACGCAATCCGCGATGATCGTGGATGAGGCCGCGATTCCGGACAAGTTCGTTGAAGTCGTGACGACGCGTAAAATCGATAAAGCCGTGATTCTGTCAACACTGAAGGCTGGCGATGACGTGCCTGGGGCGTTCCTCTCCAACGGTCTCGCAAGCCTCACAATCAGGACAAAGTAACCATGAACGCATTAACTAAAGCGCCCGCCGCCGGGATGGTGCTGCGCCCGCAATCCTTCGCTGAACTGGTGCAGTTCGCGCAGATGGCGGCGAAGGTCGCGTGGGTGCCTCCGGCATTCAAAGGACAGCCCGAGAGCATCATGCTCGCGATTCAGATGGGATCAGAACTCGGCCTCGCGCCAATGCAATCGTTGCAGAACATCGCGGTGGTCAATGGGCGGCCGACAGTATGGGGAGATGCGGTGATCGGCCTCTGCCGTCAGTCGCCGGTCTGTAAGGATGTCGTGGAAACGATGAGCGGCGAGGGCGATAAACTGGTCGCGACCTGCACCGCGATCCGCGTCGGTGCCGAACCCGTCGTGCGGTCTTTCAGCGTCGAGGATGCCAAGAAAGCCGGGCTGTGGGGCAAGGCCGGTCCGTGGCAGCAATACCCGAAGCGTATGCTCCAGATGCGCGCCAGGGGCTTCGCGGTCCGCGATGCGTTCCCGGACGTTTTGCGCGGCCTGATCACCGCCGAGGAAGCCGCCGACATCCCCGCACGCGATGCCTTCGCCGGCCCGACCATCGAGCACACCGCCGCCACCCCGGAGCCGCCGCCAACCCCAACCATCGACCACCCGAGGAAGAAGACCGTAGGCGCATGGCTCGACGCCCTCGCACTGGAACTGGCCGCCTGCGAGGGGGACGAGGAGGTCGATGCCATAGTGGCCCGCGAGGATGTCCAGCAGGCCCAGGACAAGCTCCAGAACGGCGCCGCCGACAGGCTTAACCACATGATCCAGGAAGCCATCGCGCGCACCGCCGCGGCTGAGACATCCGCGCCGAATGACGGGGTTTTCGCTGACCCCAAAGATGATCCATTCCTCCAGCCGGTGAAGGAAGGCGCGTGATGGTGGGCCGCCCGCTCCCCCGTCTCCTGGCCTCCCTGGCGATCGGCCTCATGCTTGCCATCGGGTATTGGTTGGCCATGGAGAGCGTCCCGCGCGCGATGCTGGCCGAGGTCGCGGCGGCGAAGACGGGAGGAAAACGGTGAGCGACGTCGAGAAGCAATACGCCCTCACCTTGGCGGAGCGCCTGTTAGACGAGCCCAACGCCGATTGGGATGACGATCTCCGGCTACTGTCGCGCCAGTTACTTCGCCTTGATGATCGCGTTCTTGAGATCAAGGACGAGATACTAACCGACGTGATCTCTGGCATCCTCATGATGCACGCGCCCAACCAGTGCTGCGCCGACTTCGCGAACGCGATCCTGGCTAACATCCGAGGGTTGAAGAAACCAAAGGAATGGAGAGAATGAGTCTGATTGAACCTGTCCCCGTCTGGGTAAACAAGATCAAAGATCTATCAGACCGGGAAATCATTGATCTTATGCAAACAAATCTGACGGTGAATACGGTGCGTTTCATTATGAACTCGGCGGCGGGTCGGATTGAACAGGCTTATCAGCAACGCCAAAAGCCGAGTCCCATTGATGTTCGGCGCATGGAATTTGAAGCGGCCAACGAAATTTGCCGTCTGTTCGGGAAGGAACTGACATGACGCAACCCGCGATCGGCTTGCAACGCGATTGGAAACCGGCATCGGAACTCTCCGTCAATCCGGGGGTGACCACATATGTCGACGTTCGCGAAGTCGTGACTTTTCGCTGGCAGCCATACGCACCCGGTGGCGCCCGACCGACGCGCGCACGGGGTCGTTGGCAGCGCGCGACCGGGTCCGGCGACTACATTCGATGGGTGAATTGTCCGCCGCCGCTCGGAGAATGGTCTCCGAATGGAGACGCGAAGTGACCGATGACCGACTTAACTTGCTGGAGCAAGGAGTTCTGTTGCTGCTCCTCGGGAATGCGGCGACTTTGATTTTGCTGGTGGCCGTTCTTTCCATGCCGGAAATTTGCAGATGAGCAATCCAGCCTGCCTTCGGGTCGCGGATGTCGCCGCGCGCTGGTCGTGCTCAAAGGGCAAGGTCAGATCCATGATACAGGCCGGGGATTTGCCGTGCCTCAGACTTGGCACCATGGTTCGAATTCCCGTCGCCGATCTCATCGCATACGAGGCAAAATGCCAGGAACAGCCCCCCGCCTCTGCCGGGTCGCCGGACGCGACACCTGGCACATCTACCATGAGCGCCGTCGTCTCTCTACGGGCGAAACGACACGCGCGGCAGCGGAACTCGCACTCCGGGACTACATAGATGGCCTCAAACGCAGCGTCACGCCGGTCCTGGCCGTGAGCGAAATCCTTGACCGTTATCTGACTGATCGTCGTGAGCGCGCCGTCCCCGGTCTGGCTCGCCTGGAATACGCGCACAAGCCGTTGACACGTATCCTTGGTAACAAGCCGCCAGAAACGATCGGCGATGCCGAGACCCGCGCCTATACCGCGCGCAGACTGAAAGATGGCGTGAAGGTCGCGACTGCCCGTACCGAACTCCAGGCGCTTCGGGCCGCGATGCGATGGGCGGCGAACGCCAAACTGATCGCGGCAGATCCGAAGATCAAAACGCCACCACGGCCTGAGTCCCGCGTGCGCTACCTGACCCGCGAGGAAGCGGATCGGCTCGTAGCGCACTGCGAGGCACCGCACGTTCGTTTGTTCACCTTGATCGCTCTGAACACCGGGGCACGCTCTGGCGCGATCCTGAGTCTCACCTGGGACCGGGTGGACCTCGATGGCCTGGTGATCGACTTCCGGGTTCCTGGCGCTCCTCAGACCCGCAAGCGACGCGGCAAACCTCCGATCAACGAAACCCTGCGGGCGGCTCTGGTGGAAGCTAAAGCGCTGGCGACCACGGAGTTCGTGATCGAATGGGCCGGCGGGCCGATCGAGCGGATAAAGCACGGGTTTCGGAACGCCTGCGCGCGCGCCGGATTGTCGGGCGTGACACCACACGTCATGCGGCATACCGCCGTCACTCGCGCGCTACAGGCTGGTTTGTCAGTATGGGAGGTCGCGGGCTTCGTGGACATGACGCCCGCCATGGTCGAGGAGGTGTACGGCCATTTCAGTGATGGCGCGGCCCGTCGGGTGGCGAGGGCCTTGGGATGACGTGTGTTCAAACGATCAACCGGCCCCTGCGTCCATAAAAGCCAAGTTGTTGAAAGTTCTGGTCGGAGTGAGAGGATTCGAACCTCCGGCCCCTGCGTCCCGAACACTGGGATTTGTTGAGCAAACAAGCCGATCTTTGACGGAAACGCGCATGATTCGCATGTCGTTTTGTTCACGCGTTTCCGCGCTGTTCTGGATCGGCTGTGTTCACGCGCACAACCGGGCACTGCGTCAAACGACCGACAACGCGGATGTTGTCGCCGGCCGGGTGATGTGAGAGAAGCGGGTGCGCGGGATTGGCCGGAAACCAACCCACGCGCGGAAACCGGATGCGCGGTTTCGGGGACCCTGTTGATGGGTTTACCCCGGATGCCGCTCATCCACAAACAGGATTTGAGCGAGGCAATATGAGTGATAAGCCGGACAATGTAGACCTTGCGTATATAGGGCACGCCATCGATCGACTGACGACCGAAGTGGCGAGCCTGCGTGATGACATGGGCGTTCTGACCGCGATCGTCATTCGGCTCGATGGCACTTTGACGGCGTTACTGGCGGAAAACCGCGCGGTTCATTCGCAGCACGCCCGGCTGGCGAACCGGGTGCGGGCGCTTGAAGGCGCGCCATGAGCGAAGGCGGGAAGTATAACCGCGACCGGTGGCTGGTCCCGCTGTCCATCCTCGGTCTCATCATCGCGGGCATGGTTGCCCGTCTGCCGGAGATCCTGCGTGCGTTCGGAGTTGGGCCATGACCGACAGCGAGCGCCCACCTCGCGCGGATACTGGGGATGCTGGGGGCTGTGTTCGAGGGAGAGCGGCGATGATCAGTTTCCTGATGTCACTGCCCCCTCGCCAGCGGATGATGTTGGTTTGCGAAGGTGTGATCAGGGCATGTGCCACAGCCGCCGCCGGCGTGGGGTTGGCGTACTTACTCGTTTGGTGGACGGGGTGAGACCTTAATACTGACTCAGTGGATTGACGGGTTCCTGAGATAGCAGGCGTTGCTTTAGCGCATTGGTCTCGGCCTCGACCTTGGCCTGCGTTCGCGCGGCCTTCCTGGCCTCGCGGAGGTGTCGCGTGACGGTCCAGGCGGCGATCGGGACGTTGAGGAGGGATGGTCCTCCCTCCGCGTACCCCGCCGCGCCGTGCAATGCGAGTTCCCCGACATTCTTCAATGTCTGGGCCAGCGGCCCCGAACCGCGTTTGGCCGCCTGATTGAGTAACTGAGCGGTCGGAGATCCCCCCACCTTCGCCTGATCGTCGCGCAGTGTCCGTGTCGCCAGTTCATTACGGACATTGATGATGTTCTGGATCTGCTCGTCAGTCAGCGATTGTGCCAGATTGAATTTCGGATCCGCGATCCCCTTGTGAATGTCCTCCAGCATCCGGTCTACCCGTTCCTTCTGGAGATTGCCCGCGCCATCCCATAGTTTCTTGGTTCCGCCCTGGTATTGTTGTAAGAATCGCTGTTGATTGACTGGCTGCGAGGCTTCCCGGTAAGCGTCTCGATACGCTTGATATTTACTGGCGCCGCTCTGGATCAGGTCGTCCATCTCCGACGCCAGATCACGCAGGATATGCACTGACGCCGCCGCGTCCGTTCCTTCCCGGTCTTTCGGATTGCGTGCCTTCTCGATCAGGTCGTCAATATGTTTCCGCACGCCGTAAAGCGTTGACGGCATCGTTTCCAGGTTACCTTCTCTGTCATGCAGCCTACCGAGCACATTATTCAGCGTCCGCTCAACGGCTTCACGCTTGCCCTCGGCGCTGTCCAACGAACGCTGGATGCGCCCTCTGAACCCAGACGCATCGACGGGTTGTTCTCCGTCAAATGCCCCGAATGCATCTGGCGCGACCTCTCGCCGCGTCTTGCGTAGTTGATCCAATGTGATCCCGTCGCCCGCATCATGCTCCAAGAGGTCCCGCATGCCTCGGTTTCGCGCGGCGTGGTTCGCGTCGTAGTCGGCGCGATAACCGGAAGCGTCCTCACCATAAGAGTATTTATGATCGAGCGCGGTTTGCGGGCTGAAGTCCCGCTCCGGTGTCATGCGCGGCGGCAACGGATCGGGATTGTTGGGTAACGTCGTCACGTAGGCCCGATCGTCCACCAGTTCCGGCCCCGCCCGCTCGCGCGCCGTTTCGTTGATCGATACGCGGAGATTGCGCGCCCGCTCGACGCGGGTCGGATCGGGGATGGCTTCGCCTGGCGTGGCCGCGGCGCCGCCTGACCGTGGCGTGGGCGCCTCTCCGGCGTGAATGTCCCCGGCCGAATTTGGCGCTGCGGGGACCTCCGGGGGTGGCGCGGAACGCGGTCCCGGTGGGGCGGTCTCGGCTGTGTCGTGTTCGATCAGTTGGTTGATCCGATCTGCGTCGGTCATGCCCGGCGGCCGTGGCGGTGCCGAGCGTTCACTGACAAAAGCGGGCCGGTCCAGTGGGTTCGGCGGCTTCGCCACGGGAGGCACTCCCGTTCCGATGTGCGCGAACGGCAGAACCTGGGCGAGCGCCGTCACATCCCGTCCGGCACGTGGATCTCCGGTGATCTGATTGGCGACCTCCGCCGCGCCATACATCAAAGCGTTGGGCACTCCGGGAATGGCGCGATAGAACGTATTGACCGCCCCGCCCAGGTAAGGCCCCCACAGGCGCGTTTGCTGTGCTTCTTGTTCCGGCGTCATGCCAACGCCGGGTGCGCGCCATCCCTCGGCCATCGCACCGCCAATGCGCCCCACGTCAGGCGGGGTCGCGCGCCACGCCTCGGTCTCTCCATACAATCGGCTATACAGCGGGTCACCCTCGGATATCGGTGCCGGTGCCGTCACGACTGGGGCCGCGACTGTAACACCAGCCTTGGGTGCCGTGCGCGCGAGGAACTGCTCCGGCGTCTCCGCCGTCGGGCCTCTGCGTCCCGTGGTGCGTTTCAGGAACTCGGCCGGGGTTTCGTCAGCCATTTGGTTTCAACCCATTCACAGCGGGCATGGGAGGCACGGACACGACGGTTGGAGCGCCGGGAACAGGCGTCAATGGTCCAAACCCTGGAGACGTGGGAAGATTGGCGGTTGGCGCGGCCGGCGGGGGAGATGCCGGGGGCTGTGCCGCCCGCTGGGCGGCGGATAGCATCTTGTAATGGCTGGTCACGGCGGGAACATAGGCCGCGCTCTCCTTGCCGTAATTATCACGCCACCCCGGCCCACCGTGGTAATACAGCAGCGCGCCTTCGGGGTTGCCTTCTTTGTCCAACCCCTCACTCAGATACTTCGCGCCCGCGAAAATTGACTGCACCGGGTCGAACGGGTCGGTTACGCCGAGATACTTCTGTGTCGATGGTATGATCTGCATCAACCCTTGTGCGTTGGACTTGCTGACGGCCTTCGCATTTCCACCGCTTTCTTGTTTCGCGATGCTCTTGAGCAGCAACGGGTCCACATTCCAGGCTTTCCCCGCGTCCTCGAAGATTTCATCGTATATGGAAAGAGGATCATCCACCGGGGAGCAGTTTCTTTTCCTCGGCCCACTTGTGAGCCTGCATGAATGCCGATTGTGCTTTTGGGTCCATCGCCTTGAAATAGTCGGCCTTCTGGCCGTCCGTCATGCGCTCATACTGAAACACGCGCGGGTCGAGTGGGCGAACGCTTTCCACGAAGCCGTTATAATTCGCTTTTGACGGCCATTGCTGCGCCATGCTCTGGCGTGCCTGAACATAATCAGCGTTGCCTTGTAACTGGCGTAAAATCAAATCGATACTTTCGGGGGCCAACCCTCCATGCGGATTCGCCGCCTGCGTCACGCTAAATCGCGCATCGGACCCGGCGCCGACCGACTGGCCTTGTTGTATCGCCAGTTGCGCGGCCAACTTCTCGAAGCTGTCGTGCGCCGCCAGTGCCTTTTCATCAACATTGAACGCGGGCGCCAGCTTCGCGCGGATCGAGGCAATGGCACTGGCATAACGGCCCGGCATGAACTGTTTGGTATCAACCAGCATATTCGCCAGGATCGCCTGTTGTCCCTGTGCCGCCGTGCCGGCGTCAACCTCAGCCTGGAATTTCGGCCCCGCTTCCTTCGCCAATCCTTCGTCGGCCGGGCTCATCCGCGAAATCGGACGGTTGTCGAACGGACTTGCACCTGGTGCCGCCGCCAACTGAACGCCCCTCCCTCTGGCCCCCGCCATGCCTTCCTGAATGGCCGCCACGTCACCAGCCACGAGCAGTGACGCTGGTCCCGGCGTGCCTGTCGCCGGCACCATACCGGGATTGGCTGACGCGACCGGCACGCCACCAGCGAGGGCCGCTCCTGGTCCAGGCGGGGCGGAAGGTGGCGGAGCGGCCGCGGGCGCTGCTGGAGCTGGGGGGGCGACGGCAGGTGCGGGTGCTGGTGCCGCGTTCGGGACCAGAGCGGGGGGCAGCGTGGGGTAGCGTCCGTTCCCGAGTGTTCCCGGCGCTGTCGGCGCCGCCTGCTTACTTGGGTCGATGACCTGACCGTTGGGCAGGACTTTGAGCCCCATCATCTCCAATCGTTGAACTTTCGTAAATGGTTTCATCGCCCCGTAATCAGGGTTGGGGGTTCCATCCGGCAGTGTCTTTCGCGTATCGGGCATGTCGACGGTTTCATGCTGTTCCGCTGGCGACAGCGTCATCAGAATGGGCGCCCCGGCGGGAGCAACCGCGCCGGTGATCAGGCTCCGTTTAGCGGGCTGCGCGGCACCGCCCTGGTTAGTGATTATCGGCTCGCCGCCCGTGGCGAGGTGCAACCGCGTCAGCGCGTCCTGGTTGGATATGACATGCGGCAGCGCGGCGCCGGCCCGTTGATTCTCCGGCATGGCGATGATGCGATCAATCTCCGCGATGGCAGAGGGTGGCAGTCTGGCATTGACAGCCTGCGCCCTGATATTGGCCCAGTTGGCGTCAGACGTGTCCTGCACGCCACTGGTCGCGAGGCCACCAACGAAACCGTGTAGCTCCTTCGCCTGCGACAACTGGGCGCCACTCAGTTCGGCATTGCTTCTGAGTTGATCATTCAGGCCCATCTGGACAATAGGGCCAGCCTGGGCCGCCAGCGCGTTGGCGCGACCATAATCGACCACGCCGTCCGGTCCCGTCGCCTGTTGCAGGATTTGCCCGAGCGCCTGTTTGGCCTGCATCCCGCGCGTCTGGAACTCGATCTGTGCCGCCTGATTGCCGGCGGTAATCGCGGCCAAAGGGTTGACCTGTACCACACCACCGGTCTTCACCGTAGGCACGCTATCCACGTTTTGCAGTAGCGCGTTGATGTCACTGTCGGCCATGGCGGATCAACCTGTCGCAGTGGTTTGTGGTCCGTAATTCTGACCACTCGGGCCAGTATACCCGGTCAACCCCACCGGAGTGGCCGCCGTTCGCCTGTTGTACGCGTCGTACGCGAGGTAGTTGTTCGCTCCACTGGCCAGCGCGTTGGTCGCGTTGGTCAGACCCGCCTGTGTATCCAGCCCCGCCGCGTTGATATACTTTCCCTCGTTGGAGGCCGCCGTCGTGCCCTGCGTGCCAAGACCGGCCGCGGCGTTCGCCCCGATGGTCGCGACGTCTTTGTAGCGGCCAAACTGCGCGGCGAGATTGCCTTGCTGCATGGTATTCAGGTTGATCATGTCGGTAAATCGTTGCTGCGCCACATTGAATTGATCCAGATACGTTTTATTCGCCAACCCGGTCGCGTATTCCGCCGCGCCTTTCATCGCGGCCCCGGACACGCCCAACCCGCGCGCGGCGGCGGCCGACTGGGTGGCCTTGAGGCCCTGCGCCCTGGCGAACTGATAGCCCGGCGTGGCCTCCAGATCGGCCTGATTCATCTGCAACGGGATGTTGTTGGCCGCCAGCGCGTTGTAGTCGGGTCCGCCGCCGGTGGCTGATTTCGCCAGCGTATTGGCGTTGCCGAACGCCTCGATGCCGGGTGTGAAATACGGCGACAGATCGTTGCGGGTCTGCTGATATTGCTGTTGCTGGAGACCGGCCGCGTCCTTGGCCGATCCAGCCGCTTTACTGGAGCCATACAGCGAGACTCCGGCGCCTATGACGGCCGAGCCTATGGTGGCACCCGCGATTGCCGCTGCGCCCATTAGTTTAACTCCATTCGATACAGTTGCCCGAACTCCTCGGCGCCAAGCCGTCGATAGAACGTGCCCAGCCGGGGACCGGAGCCGCGATGCCCCGCCCGCATGATCACTTCATCCACACCCCGCTCGCGCAATGCCGCGAGGGCCGCCCGCTGTAGTTTCATCCCCAGGCCACGAATGTCAGGCGAAGCGAAGAAGATCGAATGCCACGCCTGAGATATATCTGGGCCGTCGAGTGTTGGGCCGATGACGGTTTGCAGATAGCCGAACATGCGCCCGTTCATCCGAGCGGTTATGGTCTGAAGCATCCCGGCATCGTCCAAAGCCTCGAACAGTGCGAGGTTCTTGCGCGCGTGATCGTCCGGCGACTGGTCAGTCTGGGTCAGATGCTCAGCGAACAGATGTTTGGCGTCACGATAGAACTGGCGGAATGGTTCGTGTTGGAACGTGATGCCCTCGGGCGGATCGACCGCGTGCCGCGTCATGTTCGCGATGGTCCGGTGTTTCGCGACCTTCGTCAGCTTGTCGAGTTGTGGCCGATGCGCTGCCATGTAACGCACGAGATGCGCGAAGTTGATCTGAATGTTGACCGGCGCGCACCACGACCACCATGCGGGATCGTGCGGCAGGCCCAGGCAGTGCTCAAACACCCGCGCGCATCCCGCTTCGGTCGCCAGATCATCGAACGACACCGCCAGCACATCGGGTAACCGCGCGCCGATCTGATCCAGCTTGCGCTCCGACCGCTCAAGCATCGACACCATGGCCGTATCCTCGAACACGAGATCGGTCCCGCGCAATGATGCGACGATCTCAGGCACCCGGCGGCGCAATGTGACGATCCGTGAACCTGGGGGCAATAATCGCCAGAACGGCGCCCCCATCGTCTCCACCGTGCCGGTGTTCGGCTGCGCGAGCCACGAAGCCACGTCGTCAAGTGAACGGCATCGGAGCAGTTCGTCATGGCCACATTGCCAGTCACCGTAACTTAAGAAATGAGATAGCCATTTCGTGCGGCTTCTCGGCATCGCGAATACAATAAATGGCGACATCTCACACCCCCGCGACCGGATTCCACGTCCCGCCTCCCTGCGAGACGTACAGCGTGGTGCCCACCGCCCCATCCAACCGCGAGAACAGCGAGCCCCTCGGCTGGGTCGATCCCGGCGCCCCATTCCCCGCCGTCCAGGTCACCCCGCCCGCGGGCTTCGGCAGCAGCGCGTTATCGGCGGTTATGCGCGCGGTTCTTTCAGTGGCATCCGCCGAAATGCGTGCGTTCGTCTCCGCCGCGTCGGCCGCCAGACGGGCGTTGGCCTCGGCCGTATCATTCGCCGCCCGTGTCGCCGCCTCGGCGTCCAGACCCCCCTGGAGCGCCGTATCAGCCGCGATGCGCGCCGCCTCCTCCGCCACCACCTGACCGGCGTTGTCCGCGCTGGAAATCCCCGTCGCGTCCCCGGTGCGCCGATGCAGCGCCGCGATGCACGCCAGCCACGCGGCGCTCAGCGAGCCCGTTGGGTCGACGAACGCCTCCGGCGGCGGCAGGGCACAGAAGATGTCGCCGTCCGTGGATGTCCCCGGAGGTGAACTCCCTGGCCCGGAAGACGGTCCTCCGTGCCGGGCGTGGCGTAACCGCGCCATGTTCCGATTCGATATCATCAGCTACCGGCCGCCAACCAGGAAAAGTTGGTTGTATGGCCTGTCGCCGGCACCCCGCTATCCAACGCGTAGACGTCGGCGCCCACTATGTCGGCCGTCGCCTGCACCGTCGCGTCCACCGCCCCGGTGCCGATCACCGAGCAGACGAACGCCGTCACCGACGTCGCGAACGCGACCGGAAATGTAATCCTGACGTGGCCGGAGAGGTCGGTCGAGGCGACTCCCCCCTGGAGCGTGACCGCGCTCACCGTGCCCGACAGGGTCGTGATCTGGGTTTGGAGGTTGGCCTCGGCGGCCGTCGCGCGCGTGACCTCGTTCCCGATGTAAGCGTTGGTATCACCCAGCGCGAGTTGCGTGGCGTTAATGGAGCCGTTGATGGTGTTGTCTTCAGCGATCCGCGCCGCCTGCTCCGCGCTGTCGGCGTTCGAGCGCGCCGTCGCCTCGGCTGATATCAGCGCATTGACGCCCAGCAGGTTCAAAGCGTCGGGGACGGTGGGGGCGGTCACGATGGGATACATCGCCGCCGAGACGATGCTGGTGGCCGCGAAGTCCGCGATCAGGTTGCCGGCGGCGTCATGCAGCACAAGCCTGTAGGCGCCGTCTCCGAACATCTGAGAGCGGCCCGCTCCATCGAGCACGATCGGGTTGCTGTTCAGCGCGGTTTGGTTCAGGTCGGTCCAGGTCTGTTTTGGCGTGCCGGTGCCAACAATGTAAGTGGTGATCGTTCCGCCGGCATACGGAACACCGTCCGCGTCGGACCATTGCAGCAGCGGCGTGACGATCGGAGGAATGGTCATAGCTTTTTTGCGTCGCCAAAGGTAATATATCGGCCTGACGCGGTGTTATCAGCACCACGCCAGACCTGACCAGACCCGCTCGGGAAGGAGCAAATCATGGCTAAAAATACCATTTCACACGCATATCCGATCCGCAACCACTGCCGTCTTCCTGTTCCGCCTGGAACAGTGTTTGGTATGTTGACCATAATCCGCGAAGCCGAAAGCAAGAAGCGGGCTGGCGCCGGGTGGAAACGGAAATTCCTGACACGCTGTTCATGCGGTAATGAGCGCATCGCGTTCCTTGAGAAACTGCGAAATGGCATGGTTCATTCATGCGGATGCGCGAACATCAAAAGCATGTTGCGACACGGCATGAGTCACACGCCCACCCATAAGGTCTGGGCAGCTATGAAAGCACGATGCACGAACCCGACATGCAGAGCGTTTCCTGGCTGGGGAGGTAGAGGTATTAAGATAGACAAAACCTGGGCTACCTTCGAGAACTTCTTCGCGGACATGGGAGAAAAACCGCCTGGACGCTCGCTTGAACGCATCGATAATAATGGAGACTATACCAAGAAGAACTGCCGATGGGCCACACCTGGGGAACAGTCTCGCAATACCCGAAGAACCCTTATGGTGGTTTTGGGCGGTGTTCAAATATGCGTTAAGGATGCCGCTGCCCATGTAGGCATTTCCGGTGGCATGATAAAATACAGAGCGAAATTGATGAACGGAACCTTGCAGGACGCCCTCGACTATTATGCGGCTCGTCGTCACTCTTGACTTCCCTGCGCCGCCGGAGCGGGTTCTGTGGCGTCACCTGCCGTCGCGTCAACCCAGGCACCTTGCAATACCGTGTTCATGGGAACCGACCAGGAAAGCTCCCAAACACGTCGCCGCGATAGACCTAGTCGCTGCCATTGCAACATCGTAAGGTATTCGCCTAATTCGCCAATGGATTGTGTAACCGGGTTGCCATAGGTGTTTCCGCCGTCATTAGACCAACGTAAGGCCACGATATTGGCCGGTCCAGGCATCACACCGGGATTAGGCGATGTCCCGGTGTGCATATCCGCCTGGAACTGGCGGTAGAAAATCCGCCTCCCATCCGCGACCATGTGCGGAAACGACCTCGTGCGTTTGATCGGCCCGCCGAAATCGGTGAACACGGCCAGATCCAGCGCATACAGTTTGCCATTCTGCCAGTCGCCGATGACCGGCGTTCCATTGCACGACCAGTAGCAGTTGGCCCGGTGCCGATGTTCCACACCGTTCACGTCGAGCCACGACCACTCGTGCCATTGTTCGGTGGTTATATCGTAGGACCATGTTTTGTCGGCGGTGGGGAACGCCAGCACGTAGAACGCGTGTCCGGCGAGTTGATAAGTGAAGCCGATCGCATCGTCGATGCGCGCATAGCCCGCGATCTCCGCCTCGATGGCATAGGTGGACACGCGTTTGGCCTGATACCCGCTGCCCTGAATGACGATCCCCTGGCCCTGCCGGTCGCGTGAAAGCCAGTATACCCCATTGTCGTAGTTGGAAGCTGAGTACTTCGCTACGATCCCGTGATCGATGAACACCTCCGGCTGGCTCTGGAACGGAAAATCCGCCGCGCCAACGTTGGCGAATATCTCGGTTGTCCGGTCCCCAAGCAACCAGATGTCGCGCTTCGCCACCACCAAAGTCCGCAGTAAATCACTGTAGCTTTCCTTATTCGCGAACCACAGCGGATCGAACGACACCGCCAGACTGTCGGAGGAATAAAATTGCGGCGTGCTGGGCTTGTTAAACAACAGGAACGTATCGAGGTAATCGACTTTGTCGGCGCCCACGAACACGGCGCCCGGATCGGTCTGGATCAGGATGGTGCAAATCAGCGGGCTGGCGGGCGTGGGGTTGGGGGACGCGACCGGGAAGCTGGCATAAGTCGTGTTGGAGGTGG